GAGCATTGCCGTTAAAGCTCTGCCATTTGCGTTCGCACTCACCGCTGTGATAACGGCTGTCTGACCTTGACCAACTGTCCCAATCGTTCACGGAATAGCCCTCGTGCTTGAGAGCCATTCCCACGTTGACCCATTCCTGATAATCACAGCTTGCAGGGTCTATGTATTCAAGCATTTTAAGCAAATTTGTGTTATCCATTCACTTCTCCTTAGTTCTCAGGTGTGTATGTTTTCGGGTCGATATCTCTCGGCACTCTCCAACCATTGGCAGAGATACGGGCTATCATCTTGCTTGCGCTGTCAAAGCTCCAAGAGCCGACGTGTTCAAAACCCTTGCTTTCAAGCAGTCTTATCTGCTTAGGTGTGGTAAGTCCTGCATTGCGGCGCTTTTCAAGTCGGTCAAGGATAAGCTTTGCCTTGCCTGCGTTGTCTATATCGTCAGGGAAAATGCCCAGCTTTTCAAGCTTTGCTTTCTGTTTGTCGGTAGCAGGAGCACACTCCCAGCCAAAGGCAGGAACATAAGAGGACAAGTCCTCAGCCTGTATTGACATTTCATACTGCAAAGGGTCAACGAGCTTTCGCTTGCGTGTTTTCATTTCTTTGAGCTGCTTTGCCAAAGACTCTTCACGCTGTGCCACAACGTCCTCGCTTGCCTGTTTTTCTGCCTCTTCGATATCCACTGCACAGCCTGCCTCATTGGCAAGGTTTTCGGTCATTTTCTCAGCGACCTCTTCATTCTGACAGATAAGGTGTGCAGGTCTGCAAAGCTCGTGGCGTTCTGTGTGCCATAGGAAATCAAGCAGCAAAAGCTCTGTCTTTCCCTCGCAAAGTCTTGTGCCTCTGCCTACCATTTGACAGTAAAGCCCACGCACCTTTGTTGGTCTTAACACGATAACGCAGTCAACTGACGGACAGTCCCAGCCCTCCGTAAGGAGCATTGAGTTGCACAGCACATTGTATTCGCCCTTGTCGAAAGCTTCAAGTATCTCCGCTCTGTCTGTGCTTTCTCCGTTGACCTCAGCGGCGTTGAACCCTTTGCTGATAAGGATATCACGGAACTTCTGAGAGGTCTTGACAAGCGGCAGGAACACAACTGTCTTGCGTTCCTTACAGTATTTGAGCATTTCGTCAGCTATCTGATAAAGATATGGGTCAAGTGCCGTGTCGATGTCACTTGCCTTGAAATCTCCTGCCTGAGTTGATACTCCTGAAAGGTCAAGTTTCAGCGGTATGGTGATAGCCTTGATAGGCGAGAGATAGCCCTCTTTGATAGCCTGCGGCAGTGTGTATTCATATGCAAGGCTGTCGAACACCGAGCCTAAGTTCTTCATATCGCCCCTGTCAGGTGTAGCCGTTACCCCAAGCACCTGAGCCTTTGGAAAATGGTCAAGCACTCTCTGATAGCCGTCTGAGATAGCGTGATGAGCCTCGTCAATTATTATGGTATCGAAGTAATTTTCCGAAAAGCCTTTGAGCCTTTTCTCACGCATAAGGGTCTGAACTGAGCCTACTACTACACGATACCAAGAGCCTAAACAGCTTTGCTCTGCTTTCTCGGTGGCACAGCCAAGCCCTGTTGACTTCATAAGCTTGTCCGCCGCCTGGTCGAGCAGCTCGCCCCTGTGGGCAAGGATAAGCACACG